ACTGATGCAGAAATATCAAGTGACAACAAATGACTGCCAGCCAACACCTTGCCAAACGCCACGGGCACTGTCGCACCAACACCAGATCCTGAACTAGCGCCAGTGTATGCATACGACTTCGCGCCGCTTGTGGCTCTTGTAACGCCTGCTGGGCCAGAACCCCTGACAGATTCTCCAGTCCCTTGCATCCGTGCTGGGCCGGAAAGCTTTGGTAACTGAGGCTGCGGTGAAATCATGTCCGCAACACTGCCTAAAACCATTGCCGTACCAATGCTTCCGATCGCTGTTGAAGCCGCTGCGCCTAATGTAAACGTACCTGCTGTTAAACCTGCGCCCAAGCCAAGAAATCCAGTTCCTGCTCCAGCCGTTAAAATTGCAAAACTTACAAGTGCTGCTCCAATTAAAAGTTTTGATGTTGTTCCACCGCTGCCACCAATAACAGGAATGATGTAAAGATCTTTTGACCCAAGCGTTAGCTGCAGCTCGTTATACTCCATGTCTGCACCTGATTGCGTAACGCGATAAAAGATCCCGTTCTTATGTGCCGTCAGCAGCTCTTCATAAAATTTTGGGCGGTTGATGCAAAGCATCTTGATTGCATCCGCAGGTGAACGCAAGTCGTAATAAACGTGCTCTTCCCCATACTCCTCACCGAGCCTGTCCAGAAGCCGTACGGTCTGCTGCATAGCGGAAAACGGCGGCAGTCTTCATCCGATAATAGCGGGTCAACGGCTCAACACCACTCACGGAATTCATCCGTTGGTGCAAAATCCGCTGATCACCAACATAGATGGCTGCGTGCATTGGGGCGTCAGTGCCTAAACGCATGATCAACACATCGTCTGTTCTTAGGTCGCTTAGGGCAGTCTCGCAAAACCCTAGTGCGCCAGCCTGCTCTAGAAAAATACTAGACGACGTTTCCAACCTCTCAGGACGTTCAAAGTCTGGCAACATTACGCCTGCTAGGCCGTAGTACCGACGCACCAATGAAAAGCAATCGTTTATGCCGTACTCCCAAGGAATGCCAATTAGGGATCGATAATTAACCATTGCTTCTCAGGAACGCTCAGAACATACCAAGGTAGCCGTGTGGCAGTACACGCTCCAACGTCAAAATCACTTGGCGGGCCGCCTTGCGGATGAGAATGTACCACTGCTTCTAGCCTGCCTGACATAGCTGCTGCCATGTAATCATTCGAGCAAATAATAAAGTCTTTTTCAGGTTGTTCCGAAACATTGTGACAAGCAAAATACTTTCCCGAAACAACTAATCCGCAGGACTCGTTTGGCAGCTCACGCATTGCGTGTTTCTCAGCATCAAGCTGAAATGCCAGCAGCGGGGAATCCACCAAACGGTAACGGGTCAAACTCTGAAGCATTTGGGAACCTAAGCTTACATGATCTCAAACGTTTGCCACATTGATCCGTCGCTGATGTTACGCCTGTTGTGATGTCTTCAACTGTTGCAACTGGTCCAGCGTCATAGCCACACTCAACGCCACGATATTTCCAAGGGCAATAATCAGTTACCAACCTTCTTGGCAGCAATACATTTGTCAAGTCAAGTTTGGAGCTAAGCTCGAATTCAACAAATTCTTGATTTTCCGACGCGATACGATCGATGTAATACTCTTGATCCGGCAGCCTGCTTGTTGAATCTCCCGTTCCATGTGCTGCTAAATCCATTTGAGCGCCGTCGTCTACAGGGATTGGATTGCTTGGATCGTCTGGGTTTTCTTTTGTGGTGTTCGGGCTAACAACCGCAATATCACTCAACCCAAAAGCGGTGCCATTTGCAAGAGTAGTTGAAGACTCGTAAATATACTGCTGGTCAAAAAAGTTGACCGCATCAATAAACTTTTTAAATGTTTGAATTCTAGTAACTTTGGCCGTTAGCGGATCGATCGGGCTGCTCGATCTGTGCATCAGACTTGATATTGTGTCTTGCGCGTTAGCGACACGTAACGTAGGGCGCGGCAACACACCTTTTACTGATTTATCAAATCCTTCAGCCTCTACAGGCGCTGCCGTGTAACTTTGCCCCGCAAAAACAATGCTAGTAGGAATACCGTTTGTTCCCGCGTGAAAATATAAGTTATCGGCCGCACCGTTCAGCTCAGTTGTAAATTGTATATGAAACAATTCAATCAGTGCCGACGGCTCTAGATCTCTTAGAACTTCATAAGCTGGATTAATTGTTGCCCAAGTTACGGTGTTGTCAATATAAGTTTTGCCATAAATTAATGGAAAAACAGGCTGCGTATCGCCTGACGTTCCAATGGTTTTAGCCTGAAACGCATACGCACCATTGCCCGATATGGGGTTGCTGTTAACAATGTCACCATTGTTATAAAATTTATTTGGCTCCCAAAATGAATAGGTCATGGCTCAAACACCTGCACAAATGTTGCCGATATATTAAATAAATCAGAGTATGGCATAGTTTTTGTCCATGTCGTGCATACCCATTTATACGTTTCTGTGTCGTCAGGCGGCGACCAATTGAATGCCTCCACGCCAGCACGAGCCTCTAAAAAATCTTCAATAGAATTTGCATCTGTAGCGCTGCGGTTTGTCCAGTTTAAATTCCATTGCTTTGGATCGTTGTTGATGCCAAACTGTGCGCGTTGACTGTAGCCTGCGAATTCAATAACTCTAGTTTTTGGCTGTGCTTGTTTTACGGCTCCATAATCAGGCTGGATGCTAGGAAAAGTTTGCGTGCTCATGACAGAAGACCTCCAGGCCGTTTTTGTTTAATCAATTCAGCCTGTACGGCTGCACCAATCGCCTGTCCTAATAGCTTTGCGTTTGGCTGATTGCCTTGTGCCTGCGTCCCAGAGGCATCAACGTTCACCACGACATTATTTGTACCACCTGACGACTCTACGCCTAAACGTCCGTTGCGGCCGCGACGCAACGGCATAATCGCCTCAGGGCCAGCCTCGCCCATCAGCCCCATGCCGTTTGCCATTGGGAACAATGTTGGTTTATTTACAACTCCGCCATAGGCAAACGGAACGATTTTGTTTTGTGCAAAAACATTGCCCTTTGCGTTAGGGAAAATTGATCCCATAAAGCTCTTCATGCCATACTGCAAAAACATAGTTGAAAGCTGCCTTAAGATACCTGACAAAGATTCGCTAAGACTTTTTGTGCCATCAATTAGACCCATTATGGCGTTAGACAATCCTGTGGCAATCGTATCTTTTACTGAGTCTAAAACACCTTTGTATTTTTCGGTTTCTTTGTTCAACTTGCCTTGCTCGTCTATTCGATCCTGCAGCCCTGCATTTCCTCTAATAATTTCCTCAACATGCGCGGCAAGTTCTGGCGTAAGCCCTTTGGTTTTGTTTTCAATTTCTATATTTAAAAGCACCTCTTTTTCTTTGCCAGCCAGAGTTGCTTCTAGTATTCGCTCTTGCTGCCTTTCCGCAGACAATCTTTCCATGACTGAACCTGTTTGCTTTAGAGTAAGATCTAAAGCCTTTTCAAGAGATTTATTGAAATCATTTTGCAAATCTTTTGAATCTTTTTCAGACTTTCCTTTGACGGGTCTCTGCGGCTTTTGTACTGGGTCAAACGTGCCGCTAAAGCCTCCGCCATAATCAACGCCAACCTCAGACGTGCCAAATGCAGTTTTGCCTAACAATTCCAAATCTTTAAAAAACTGTGAGCGAGTATCTTCGAGGCCAGATTGCGCAACTGCCAATGCGCCGCTAAAGTCTAAATTAACAACTCTGTCGGCTATTTTAACAAGGTCTTGGATTACACGTCCAAAAAATTTAAAGGCTTGCACAGTAGCCAGAACAACAGTAGCAATCCCGCGAATACCGCCTTCAATAAATTGGAAAAACGCACTGAAATCTTGATCGCTGCTAAGCACTTCGCTGAAAGCCTCTAGAATTGCGTTTAACGCAGGCAACAATGCGTCAACCAATTGCTTTCTAAAACCGTCAAATTGAATTTGCAAAATAGCGATTTGATCATTGAAGTATTCTGCGTTTTGTGCAAAGTTATCACTAACTTCGTAATTAAATCTTTCAAGAGCCTCGCTGCCTCCGTTCAGCAATGTAATAAGTTTCGACCCTGAACGGCCAAAAATATCCATTGCAATTGCTGCTTTTTCTGGACCGTTTGGCAAATCTTTGAATTTATCTGCAATTTCTCCAAGCAGCTGATCAGATGGCTTAAGCTTGCCATCAGCATTTTGTACGCTAATACCTAATTTTGCATAGGCATCAGAATACGTTTTTACACCTTCAGCCGCTTCGTTTTGTGTTTGCGCTAATTTGCGCAATCCATTCTCAAGATCACTTTGGCTGACGTCTGCTAACTTGCCTGCATTTGCAAAAGCTTCAAGTTTGTTTGCCGCAATACCAGTGCGTACCTGTAATTTTCCAAACGCATCAGCAGTGTCAATTGTATTTTTTAACAACGCTGCAAATCCAGCCACTGCAGCCGCAGCAAATAAAGCTTTAAACGCACCACCTATACCTTTCACAGATGCCGCTAAATTTTTGGCTTTGCCTTGCACGCCTTGCATGGCGTTGCCAAGCTTCTTTACCTCCCCAGTGCCTTGCGCTTTTGCACGCAATAACAAACCAAACGTTGCTTGCGACATATCAAGCAGCCTCTTTGTTAATAAGTTTCATCGCCGCAGCCTCCATGACTTGCAGATCTTCGAGCACGGCTGGAGGGTCCTGAACTTCGTACAGTCTAAACAGCCATTGGACTGCTGAATAGTCCAACCCGCAAACTCCTGCCATTGTTGTCCGCCATTGCGTCTGACAACGCATAAACATTTCAACCGCAGGCCAGTTAGACGGCCAAACCTCGAAGTCAGGGTGTTCAATGACAGGCATTACAATCCCGAACGCTTGAGCGTCTGCCAATAATTCAGTGTTATCACGAGGACCGTTGAACCAATGAGCAACGGCCTCCTCTAGTTTTTTCTTTTAGCGCCTCGCTTGCTTTCAAGGTACGCGCTGGCAATTGCCGTTGCTACCATCGGCACCTCTAGCAATTCGTCACGTTTTGTAATGCTATACGGCAAGTCTTTGCCGTCTTCATCTTGGATTCCGGCCCATCCGACCATAACCTCACGCGCAACCTCGACGTCTGTCAAGGACCCTTCGCTACTAAGCTCGGCAATTTCTAAAAGGCGGCTTTGCGTAAGGTCTTTAAACTCGACGTCAAAAGTTACGCGATCATGCTTGCCGCCATCAACAGGAACGTCAACGGTGACAGGCCACTTGTAAGAATTGGTCTTTTTTAAAACAAACGCCATAGAAAAAACTATTCACTTGCATGTTAGCGCAAACTACGTCAAAACAATAGAGTAGTCGTCATTTGCGCTTGCTGTCGGGAGCGCCCTAAACGGAAGATTTAGCATAACAATTCCATCACTTTCGCTGTAAGTTGGCGCCCCAATGTCGGTTTGCGGAGCGCTAAAGGTAATAATGTTTCCAGCAGTCTGACCGTGCTGAAATGTATTGGTGCCAGTGCTGCTACCCGTTGCATCTGTAAAGTAATTATGGCTATCGTCCAAGTCAACAGCTTCAATAACAGCAGTACCAGTTGGCCTACGATCTGTAATAATTATTTCCTTAGTGCCTCCGACAAGTTCCCTATAAGTTGTCACGGCATTCTGGTCAAAAGAGTATGACTGCAATGCAGCAGCGAACCCAATAAGTTGAAAGCTTGTCGTATTTGTTTTGTTAAAAATGTCTGGCACAGCTTGAGCTGTGTACGTTGGTGCGACGTCTGCACCATCAACCGGCGCATTGAAAATGCCAACCATATTGAAAGTGATCGTAGGTATTTGACCCACCTCGCAATTGATAGAAAAGGTGCCCCTACAGCCTGTCAATTTATGCAACAACGTATTCTGAGGATCGCTGGCTCCTGAGGCTGCTGGTTTTCTAGTTAAATAATGAATTGTTGCGCTGTCTTGCTCTACACTGGGCGTATAAGTCACTGAAGTGCTACTGACTGAGGCCGCATGATGTTGGCAAGCTTCAAGCAGCGGACCCCATCGTGGCGCTGTTCCTGCAGTCCCTGATGCAGCAAATTCAACCTCTAAAGTAATTGCAACACGTTGATTTGCCAGAATTACATCATAATTTCCTGCATAGCCGCGAATCAATTCACGCTCCACCTCATCCGCCTGCAATGGCTCAATTTCAATTGATCGCACTCGCAATGCATCAGCTGCGGCAGTGCTATTGTCAGTGCCATAGGCTGACTCAAGCTTGCAAAGGATCAGCCTGTCTTTTGCTTGATAAAAAGTCATTGGTCAGGACCTTTGCGGTGGATTGGTGTGTGCGTTGCGCCCATCATACCTAAGGCGCTTGCGTTAAGTCATCAAGCTTGGTACGGTATCGCACCAAATAGTCACAGCCGATAACGCCTGCGGGTTGATCAGCGTCAACCATCTCAAAGGTAACGCCTTGCGGCTGGACGTCGATTGCGTAACCGCCTGCGGTTGTATCTGCCATGACTTTGCTGTGCAAGCTCTCGACGATTGGGTCGGCAAGCTCATCAGGCTTATCGCCTCTGACAATGACTGAGATTCTGACAAGCAACGACCAATCCAGCGTTGGCAAGCTTGTATTTTGCTCAGGAGTGTCGGAAATAGCTTCAACAACTAATGCCGGGCTTTCACCTCGCTGCAATGGCACCACACGGCTTCTATAGATGCGCACGCCTACGTTGGTTGTACCAGCAAGGCTGCTAACAATGTCATCAAGAATGTTTTCCCGCAACGTAGTCATGTTTTCTGCAGCGAGATTTCACAAAGCAATCCGTCGTCAATTAGGCGCGTCTCGCGCACTGTATAAGCAACAGAATCGACAGTGATGCTGATGCCAGCTGTAAGAGTGCCAAAGTCAGAAGCCTTGGCAGTGATTTGGTAGTCAGTGCTAAGCACCATGTCACCAGCCAAGACTTGACTGGGCTGATCAAGAATCACATTAGCTGTAGTTGCACCTGACGTAGCAGACACAGCGTAATCACCTAGAAAAACTCCTAGGTCATCGGCAAGCGCATCAAAGGCCATCAGTCTTCAGCCTTAGTTTTGCGCTTTGCTTTGGGCTTAGCAGGTGCTGCGGCCTCGACTGCTTTACCCATGCGAATCAACAATTCGCCATCAGCATTAGTTACGTCATAGACCTGACCTGCCTCAAGGGCTTGGCCACTTGCCATAACGTTGCGTGTGCAGGTAATTTTCATAAGAAAAAAAAGGAGGCCGTTACCGACCTCCCCCTCGTTATTAAGCGGTGGTAATGTCCTCGATGGAAGCAAAACTAGTGGCCTGGCGCACTGCAACATCAAATGTAATAATGCCGCGAACTGAGGTCAGAGCCTTGCTGAAGTCATCGGAATCAGTGCCCACGGTGATCTCAAGGCCGTTGCCATAGAAGCCAAGCAATGCTTGGCTAAAATCACCAGCAACCAAAGCGGAACACACGCTAGAGCTAGAACCTTTTGTCAGGTTGGAAGGCACAGCGTTTGTAACGGCAATCGGATAGCCGTTCAGAGTCAGAGGCGTAGGGCCACGACCAACAGCCTGCAGATCGGTGTTATAGAGGAAAGCACCGTCAGTGGCGGAAGAACCACCAGCGCGAAGTTTCTTCAGACCACCCATCACTTTGGCGTTAGTGATGTAAGCCATGTTTGGGCCACCTGCGTTGTCTTGGAGCACTTCAGTCTCCAGGTCAACGATCTTTTCCATAGTGATTGCACCGCCGTTGGTGCCCATAGCCACAGAGCCGATGCCGCTGGTGTTGCGAATGCCGGTGGGCTGACCGGAAGAACCGGAACCATTTAGCACTGCAGAATCAACAGCAGCGTTGATCCCGTCAGTCAAGTCACGACGCACCAGCTCCTCAATGCCGGGAGTGGCTTGAAGCAGAGTCTGCCGGCTGTACTTAGACAGTGCTGCCAAGTTTTTAGGTGACATTGTCACCTGATCAAAAGTGGATTCAGACTGCGTAATTGCAGTGGTCTCAGATGACAGGTAATAAACGCTTCCAACGCCAGAACGACGGGGGATTGCAACATCACCGACCAAGCCGGTCAAAGTACGAACGCCAAGGCCAACTACCGGAGAAGAGTTCCGCAGTGCCTCAATGAAATCATCGGCCAAAAGCTCAGTAGCAACCAAGTTGCCGCCGGTCGTTGCACCAGAGGTGACGTAGGTGGCGCGTTGGCTTAAGGCAGAAAACGGAACAAAGAAAGAACGCTCACCAGTGGCGCTTAGACCCGACGTGCGTGCAACCTCTTGGCTTAGTTCACGGACAAGACCAGCACCGTGAGAAGACCAGTCACCAGTGATCAAGGCGCGAACGCCATCCATGAGCTGATAACGCTCTTGAGTCTGTTGACCAAGGTCAACAGGAGCCACGGTCTCAACCGGCTTAGCACCGATTTTTTCGAGCACAGCCTCGCGGGCAACATCTAGAGATGCGCCGTTGTCGATCAATTGCTCAGCCAAGTCACGCATTTCGTGCTTGCCGCACAGTTCTTGAATGTTGCGAATGCGGTTGCGCTCTGCAGAAGCTGCCTTTTTGGAAGCCTCGTCGCGCACCACACTGATGTCAGGTGCAGTGGACATTTGATTCTCAGAATCGGGTTTACTTTGTGGTGCGACGCGAGCCGCAGAGTCAGCCGTAATGGCTTCTTCTTCTTCGAGTATAGGAGTAGACAGCAAAGATCTACCCACTCCGATGCGTGGGTCAGCGGGGACGCTGACAACGCTTAATTCGTATGGCTCCCAATTTGTCGCTACAAATTCGCTATTGCGCTCTTCCATTTCTTTAATCCTGTATCCAACAGAGATATTTCGCATAACGCCATCTTTGACGTCAGTAAGAATTTCTTGCGCAAAGCTGTTTCGGCTAAACCGTACGCGGCTGTAACCCTTTTTTTTGTCTTTATCAATGTATGCACGCTCGACCACACCGATGGGTCGATCCATGTCGTGGTTAAACAGGAGAGGTGCGCCATCGTTCAAACGGGCCAAATCAGCCGCACCATCTTCATGGCTGAGAACTTCAACGCCAAAAGAACGCTCTACTGGGTATTCAGAGCTGAAGCTAAATTCGACTGTGCGCTCCTCTTGCTCTTCAAACTTGGTCTCACCAGCCCTTTTGTAAAGAGTTGCAACAGAACGCAAGGCTGTAATTTTTGTAAGCGTTGAAAACCGATGACCTACCTTTACGTCAGTTGGCTCATTGCCTTCATCAGTCTCTCTATAGACAGTAATAAGCGCTGCCGGGTCATCCTCATCACCGTTTACCGTAAAATCTGAGTCGGGCACATTGATCGTGCCATCTCGGGTAATCCGATCAACTCGGCCTTGCGCTGTGCCGCCGCTCGCATCCCAGCGCACAAAATCTCCAACACTTAGCTCATCTGGCTCGGCTCTAAGCACTGTGTCAACAGTCATGGTGCGGTCTTGTATTTTTCTCATTCTATCAATAGTTGCCACTTTCTTGCTCCTCAACGTTTTCTGCATCTTCACCCCCAGGCGCAAGCGTGTCACCAAAGGCATCGATAGTATTTGCAGGCTTGTACTGGCTAGCACCGCTGCCGTTGACAGCAGATGGATCTGTGTCGGTAATAATGTTCATTTCATCAAGCTTGGCTAGCTCTGACTGACGAGCCACCAAGAATTCATCAAAGTCATTTCCATTTTCAGCCACGCAATCAGCAAGTGTTTTAAACCCGCTGCGTACTGCTGCTTTCTGTGCAGCAATTTCCTTTTGCGGGTCAACATAGTGATAGCCCCTGCAGACCCAACGCACAGCCTCATAACGCTCAGGCTCGGTTTCGTAAGTAGGCAAATTTAATGCGCCACTCAGCACAGCCATCTCAAGCCAAGCGTCATAAATAGGCTGGTAAAATTGATCTTTCATCATCTGCTGTATAGATCGCCAGTTGTCGCGGTCCTGCAGTAGAGCAAGTCGTGATGATGAGTAATTTGATTGTGAATAATCGTTTGACAAGACCTCGTAGGAGCACCCGACACCTGCACCAAGTGCCCTGAGCTGTGCCCTAAGGAACGGCTCATATTCGCCATTAGGCGAATCCATGTCAGGAATAGTGACCGATTGCCCAGGAGCTAGATAAGCAAATTTTCCTGGTGAAAACGATTCGACTCTTTCGTTTTCAAAAACCTCGTCACCAACTAGCTCGCCCTCCGGTGTTTGGATAAATCCCATCAGAGCAGAACTTGCCCGCGCACGCACTACACTTGCCTGTTCCCATCCATCTAGGTGATGCATTCTCTGCATTGCAGATGCAAGCCAAGGCACCCCACGAGTTTGCCCAGGTCGCGCAGATGTCCGGTCAAAAAGATGCACAATATCTTTTGCTGGAACAATAATGTGACGTTTACTAGGCTCTCTTGTTGGGAATGCAGTATCACCAGGATGACGGCTCAAGAAGGCATAGCTAACAGGACGGCCAAACTTGTCTAACTCAACTCCCAGTTTCCAAACGTTGCCAGCCTTTGTTGAAGGGCTGTTGTAATCTTCATCAAGCTGGTCAGCTTCTAGCACCTCGAGAGCAAAGTTGACTTTGCTACGGCCAAACTTTTGACGCACCATGCGAATAAAAACTTCGCCGCTTTCGCACATTGACGAAACAGCAAGTTTTTCAATGTCGGCAAAGCATAATTGCCCTGCAGTGTTGCAACTGTCTTTGCGGCCCCACGTTGACCAAGCTTTTTCAATCTGTTCGTTAATACGAGTGTCTAGTTTGCCGCCACGCTGACGCATTACCTGTGCTTGCAACCTGACGCCTGTGCCAACAACAGAATTTCTAATAACACGAACAGCAGATTTTGCGTAATCATTGTCCCGCACAAGTTGGCGTGACCTTGACCGCAAACGTTTCAAGCTGCCTTTGATTTCTTGGTCAGCAGAAGTAACAGAGGTAACCCAGTCAGAAGTCAACCGGCTGGCCTGCGCTCCCGCGAACATACGTGCGCGTGGTTTTTTTATTGGCTCAGGATTAGATCGCCAAAGCTCGCGCCACGCAGATTGAATACCCATCAGAACCTCACGTATAAAGAATTGGGATCACCCAACCCGTTAGCAATTTTGGCAGCTCTGCGCTCCCTTGCAACAATTGCTATTAACCTGTTTTCTCGTATTCGCAGCTCTGCAAGATCAACACGTTTAAACGTACGGCCCCCAATGCTGTACTCTGCAGCTTTGTCTGCAATGATTTCCCGTATTGCTTTTGTAACTGCCTTCAAATCTTTTTCAGCTTGAGTTTGCCCATCAAATGCTGCAGCATTTCCCGTGTATGCGTAGCTGGCAAACACTTCCGCCCGCGCAGTCCCTAGAGGAAATTTTTCGCTTCCCTTTGTTGCCTCTGCGTATATGTACCAGTCACCAGCATTAAATGCCGCACTATCAGTTGCAGAAATTGTAAACTCCCAACCAATTCCGTAGGCTGTCCCTACAACTGTATGCGCCTCATGCGCGTGGTCGTATCTCAAATAGTAGGTGAGCGTCCAGTCCCCAGAAGTAATGCTTTCATTCAATGGTCCTACAAATCCATCGTCTCGCCATTTGATGGTCTGACCAGCGTAGATCTGTTTGGGGATGTTCACGCTACCAGCTGTTGACAAACGACGGAGCCGGCGGAGACGGCTTTGCCTTAGATTTTAGCGGACTTTTGCCCCCAGATTCCAGCTTTTCTGCCAAATTTTGCCACATGGTCAGTTTAGGCAGCCTGCGACTATAAAGAAGCATTGCTGCATAGGCATAGACAAAGCAATCTAAGGCCTCATTTCGTGCTGATGCTTTTTTTACCCATTCACGGATTGGAAAGCCACGATGAAAACGTAATCGTTGTTTTTCTGCTGTCAACTGTTCAAAGTATTCATGATCAGCAGCTAAACCAAAGTTAACACTACCTAAGCCTTCTTTGTGGCGCATACGGCCAAACAACGTAGTTTTAATCGTGTCAGTGCCCAGCATGTACAATGTAACTCCCTTTTTTACTATTCTTCCCTTCCAGTTCACATCAACCTTGCTGCCTTTGCCAAGGGCTGCACTGTTGCGCCTGCTACTTCCCTTAATAGGCACTGCCCCTTGACGTATCCTATCGCGGCAATAGTTGTAGGCTTCGCTTGTGCAATGACCTCCAGAGTCGATTGCCATCTGAGCAATGACTAAATGCTTGCCTGACTCAGTGTCCCATTCTGTGCGTAACACTTGATCAAGCTGTCCCCATACCTCAACAGCTGTTGGGTCACCCAATAGTTTTTGATGCCAAACGAGCCAAGCTGTTTCGCCCTCACCCCATCCCCACACAGATACCTCGAGCCGGTCATCTTGAACGTCTACGCCAGCAGTTAGCAAAACTGCTCCTTCAGGGCAAATGCCTGGTTTATACTCCAAGCGCTTCGCCATCAACCCATCAGCATTAACTTGCGCCGCATAGTCTTCTGAAAATGTCTCTGCAAGCCTAGTGTTCACAAAGGTTCTTAGCGCAGCCGGATCATTTTTGGCTCTTAAAAAATCTTCAGCTAATTGACCCCAACTGGCCCAACCTAACGGACTATACAAACCATTTAACTGAAAACCTGCTGTCTTACCATTAAACGGCGCATGATTGCGCCATTCGCCAGCAGGCAACATTTTTGTTTTGTTATGTTCCCCAAAACGTTCTTTGCAATGTTCGCATTCATATTCAGCCGTTTCAGGTTTGTCTTTTTTCCACTTTAATCTAGGCCATTGCAAGTGCTGATAAGCCCCACACGCAGGGCATGGCACGTAGTAATAACGCATGTCTGATTTTAAAAATTCAGATTCAATGCGGCTAAAATCTTTTACCGTTGGCGTAGATGTTAAAAGTATTTTGCGCCTAGCAAATGTTGTCGTCCTTCTTTCTGCCAAACTTACAGGATCACCCTCGCCCTGTATTTCTTGCATAGCGTCAATCTCATCCATAAATAAATAACGGCAAGGCGCAGACCGCAAACCCGTTGCGCTGTTTGCACCAGTTAACAACATAATGCCACCAGGAAACTCTTTAGCAAACATTGTGTTTCCGCTGTCTCTTGACCTGGCTGGTGCAATTTTGCTATTAAGCCTTGGCGTGTCTTGGATCATGCTTTCCAACCTTTGCTTTGACAGTCGCTTTGCCATCTCAATTGTTGGCTGAACGCACAACATTGGGCCAGGCGCATGATCAATGACATACGCTAAAAAATTGCTTCCAGCTTCTGTTTTTCCACTTTGTGCAGAAAACATCATTACAACTCTTTGAACTGGGCTGTCATTTGACAGACAATCCATAGGCTCTTGCAGGTATGGCGTGCGACTTGTACGCCATGGCCCAGGCTCCGCACTGGCCTTGCTGCTTAACTTCCTGTAACGATCAGCCCACTCGGAAACCGTCAGAGCGTCCTCTGGCCTTAAACCTTTTAAAAATCCGTCGCGGTATGGATTAGGCATCACAAAGCTCGATCAGACATTGCCTGTGCTCCCGCACTAGCATTTGATGCACTCTTGCCGGATCCGTTTCACCTGCCAACTCGTTTGACAAACGGTCTGCCAAATTTGACAGCGCTTCACGCACTGCTCGACCAACGGCAAAACTCTCTTTCTCGACCTCGTTAGCTGGCACCAAGTCTTTCAGCTGTTGCCCCATTTTTATCTTTGCTAACTCGGCGTCATAAAACTCACGCCGCGCACGACTCACATTCAGTAACGGAATCTCTTCGTCTTGCATCCGCTCAAGCTGCGGCAATACCTCAGCCTTCTGAGAACTCTTAAGGTCTTGCGTATTCAGTTCCCACAACTCTAGACCAGTTTTGTCATCGATCATTCGGCGGCCGTTAACTTCCTTAACCGCTCCATCTATCCTCCCTGACTGTACGGCGTAAGTGACCGCAGGCCTTGACACGCCTTTGATCTCAGCGAATTTTGCAAACGTCACCAACATTGGCTTTCTTAGCTTGTTAAGGGGAATCCTAGTGGAACTGAACCCAAGTTAACAACTATATGTTTCTGGCGCTACAGAAAAAACGAGTCCTTTTTT